TGATATATTTGGGCCAATCGAATCGTCTACATAAACAATACTATATTCTTTATTGCTGTCGTCTACACTAGTAACCTTGTATAGTCGTTTGTTTATTAAAATCTCACGGTTAACTAATGCAAATAAATCATTAACACCGTCGTTGTTAGTGAGATCTATCTTAAATATTTTAAAATTAGTAGCACCTAGCAACACATCTTCATAGTAGTTAGCAAAGATTTGAACATTTTCAAGATCGCTTTCGACTCTTGTAGCCGTAATTGAAAATTTGTAGTTTTCTGTAACGGCAGGTTGATAAGGAACCCTGCCAAACAGTATTCCGCTATCAGTATCAAGTGCCAGTCCTGGTGGCAAAATTGATTCAGATCCGTCGTCATTAATATCATTAACAAGAAACGATACTGTGCCTGTTAAGGGTTCGTTGTTGATAATCGACAACGGTATTGTAAAGTAATTGTTTGCTCTTTTTGTGCCTAAGATTCTGGGTGTTAGCCAGACAGGAGTGTGTACATGTGTGTTATCTGCTGTAAATATGCCTGTGCTTGCATGTTCAATTGTATTATCTGCACGGAGATAGTCGCTACCAACAACATAAATCTGAAATTCTCTTCTGATAAATGTGTCGCCATCTGTAACTGTAACTGCAAACGGCCAGTAACGATTAAGACTTCGCAGACTTTGTGTAATTTCGTTATAATCGTATATCTGACTATCGTACAAAAACGATGAAAATCCGTTATCGGGTAATACTGCATAATCTAATATAGTACCGTATGGCATAGTATCGTATGCGCCGCCTTCGAACCGCTTGTCTAAGCTTAATAATGGTTCTGTAATGCCGTAAATGTTGCCATCTGATGTTAGTGTCAGTCCCTCAGGAAGTACTCCGTCGCCTTCGGCAATGAAATAGTTGAGTACATCGCCTGCAGGAAGATCTGTATCTCTAGCAAATAGATTGTAATCAACTAGTTGATTATCTAAAACAAAAAGCAATCCGTTGTGTCCAACTGGCAATAGTCCTTCAGGAGTAACCCATTCTGGTGCGTCTGGCCCTATTACTGTTATTTTAAAAGTTCTATCGTCAAAATATCCACACCTTGATGCTCTTAATACAAAAGTAAACAAGGTGTCCTGCACTACTTCGTATGCTAATCCGACAATTTTATCATCTTCGAGTCTGCAACCACTTGGCAAGCTGCCACCTATCAACTCTACTTCAATATCGTTAAAGCCTGTTGCCAGCGGCAAAAGGATAAAAACTTCTTTACGTTCAACTAATATTGATAACTCTTGCCCATTTGGTACGTTCCATAATGAATTAGACATTGAATATTTCCTTTATAATATTTATCGGAAATAACCTATTAAAATACGCCAAGGTCAATGACTAATGGGTTTGGATTATCAAATGTTCCCATATCAACCTCAGTGTTGAAGATTATATAATCGAGTATATTGTGCATTTCTTCATCAAAATAACCAAAGTCCCATCCATTTTCTTCACCGTATACTGCAAAATTTCTGATATCAAGACCATATACTAAGCCGGTTAAGTTCCCATTTACTGATGAGTTAATTAGGTTAGCAGTTATTGTGTTTGCATTGCTAATATCAAAGCCTTGGCTATCTAAATTGCCGCCTAATTGCGGAGTAGTATCGGTTACAATTTCACTTGAGGTATTTGTAATTGTTAATGTGTTCCCGACAATAGCAGTATTGATGCCTGCTCCGCCGTGTATGTTAAATGATGCAGTCTCTTGTAGAATAATGCTGCCGCTATCACTTATTGCTAACAGAGTCTTTAATCCTCCATTGGCATTAAGTGTAATTTGATCATTAGTTGAGTTTAGTGTAACATCTGTCCCGCCGACTAGCTTTTTAAATTGTAGATCAAATCCTTGTTTTCTAGCAAATACACCTTCGCCGACAGCACCAATGTTTGATACTGTAGTTTTTTCGTCATCACGGAGATCAATCTCTTCGAAGTTTTGATTAATCTTAATAAAAGCCTCACGCAAGTCATCGCCAGTACCGTCATTTGCTACGTTACCTATGTTAATTAATTCTATTGCCATTTTGCTCTCCGTTTAGTATATTTATCAGTGCAGGTCGGCCCATTCGCCATTAGCATAACCTTGAAATTTGTTTACTGTTGTATTGTAAATCATGTCTCCTGAACTCGGCGATGCCAAGGCATCGCGTTGTTCTGTTGTAAAGTTTGCAAGGCTAAACGGAGAATTGCCGCTATTTGTACTTGATATGTTTCCTGGTTCTATTTCTGTGCCGTTAACAAATAATGTACCAAACTCGGCGATGCCAAATGCGGTGATATTCTCTGCATTAATTATGCTGTTCGATTCTAGATCAACATTATCTTCGTTTGGAAGTTCTTTAAGTTCGTAACCAGTTTCAGTTGAAACAATTACTAGTGGAATTCTGTCTGCCATTGTGTTATCCTTATAAATTAGTTATATATGATGCAAATTCGGCATAAGAACTAGAAACAGCTACGGCCGTTTTTAATACGTCAATGCTTACATATCCAGGAATAGTGTTATTTACACCATCGACTAATAGTGTGCTATCATCACCAAACACACTGCCTTGTATATCTAAATTTTGCTGTACAGATCCTGCAACTAATAGCCTTCCTTGCGCATCGACTTCGATTCGATTTCCATTTAAGTAAATAAAATCCCTTACATATAAATCGGCCCATTGTTTATCAGCAGCACCTAGGTCTCTAGTACCGTCCACGTCGGGTAATAAACTGGCGCCGGTGTTGCTTGGATCACTATTTTGACCAGCATATAGCTCATCAAAGTTATCATTAACTTTTCCAAACGCTGTACGTAACGGATCTCCGTCGCCGTAATTATCTGCGGTGCCTAAAAGTATCGTTTTTTTAGCCATTTTGATTACCCTTTATTACTTCGATTTTTAATGAATTATTAACCTTCATTATTGTACGAGTCTGTTCGTCTCTGCTATTTGTTACTTTGCCGTTATTGGCTTTAGCAAGTTTTGTGATACTTTTGTTCATTAGTGTTTTCCTACTACTACTTCTATAATACCTTTGTCGGCATTTTCTTTATTATCCAATGCTTTTCCGATAATAGTACCTGCTTTTGGATCATTGTCAACTACTGCATATCCTGGAATTGCACTAGTTACAAGAATATCGCCTTTTTGTGCTTTGCCGAGTACCTTACATGGCACACGACCTTGCAGTGCAAGCGGCACAACATTCTTTCCTTGTAAATGACTATTCATTAGTGTAGCCGGTTCTGTCGATACAACACCTGCAACTCTTCTATCGCCTTTGATATTAGTTGTTCCTACCTCAGCTGCGCCACCAAATACAAGTACAGTACCCGGTTCGTATGCTTGATCAGCTAAGTAATTCTCTGCAAGGTCGGCGTAGTATGCTTCAAGAGCAGTACCATTAAACAATGTTGCATACACTGTATTATATTTTTTAGTTGCTGAGCCGATGTTGTATACATTGTTAAGATCCGGTCTTACACCAACATTATTAAATATAAATGGCACAACAGTTGAACCAACACCTGCAACAGCCATACCAACTTCGCCGGTTGTAGTTAACCCTGAACCGCTACCGATTGATATACCGGTTGATGCAGCACCTAATTCACCCGACGCCTCGATAAAGCTTGAATGAATCCAGTCTACTCCTAACCTGCTTTCGTTTACTAACGGAGATGCACTTTGTATTGCACCCTGTGTAACACCAGTTCCGTCAATATTTACATTTCCTGGTATTGCCACGGTCGGGTTAGTACTGCCTGTAGCTGTTAGTATAATGCCCTGCCCTGGAGTTTTAACGGTTAAGGTAGTGCCACTAACTGCCAGAACTTCGTAGCTCGGGTTATTACCAACAATAACACCTTGTGCTTGTATCTTACCACTTGCATCGGTTTTAACGATAGCGTTAGATTCACCAGTTCTTGTTATATTCGAAATACCATATGCACCAACTCCGGTTTTAATTAATGCTTCGCCTGGATCGTTGCCTACTGGAACAATAGTAGTAAAGTCTGCGTCAATTACTCCGCCGCCTTCGCTAACCACTGTGCTAAATGTCACGGCACTAATTTCTCCGATGCCCGCTGTGCTTCTGCCGAGTACACTATCAGTTGCAATATGACGTAGTTTTGTCGCTGCGATACCATCCGAAGTACCGGTTGCATCTTGCAATTTAATCCATCCGCTAGTCGAATCAAATTCTGTGCTGTTGAAGCTAACAACCCCTAGGTCTGACTGTGTAATGCCAGTAGCGTTTGCTCTAGTTGTAGCTGCATTTAGTGCTAGTTTTGATTGTAAAATTCCAGCACTTGCATTTACATCAGCATTTAGAATAATATTTGGTTTGATTTGGAAATTGAGGCTAGTCGTTCTTCCTGTTGGCTGTCCGGAACCATCTGTTGGGACATTTCTGCTAGTAGTGAGTGCAATGTCACTACTAGCAGCTTCTTGACCGTTGGTCCATTCGTTGTAAGGACCGGCAATAACAGTACCATCGGCACCACCAGCAACTTCAATTACATCAACTCCGGCTTGTACTACCCCAGAAGTTGCTTCGTATATAATCCAAATAACATTTTGGCCAGTTGGCAGCGTGTCGCTGTATAGGTCAATTACAGTGCCTAGCGCGCCTGAACTATTACCTACAAAATTGTGACCAACTTCAAATGGTCCGTTAACAATGCTATTTCCATCAACTGCAATGGTCTTGTACCCTGAATTAACTGCTAAATGACCGTCATCTGGATTGTCAAAGAACGTGTCGACTGCTGAGTCGATGGTGTTATAATCGTCTCTTGCAGCATCGACGTATGCCTTTGTTGCAGCATCCGAGTTACTACTTGGAGCACGTAGGTTTGTAATAGTATTACTACCTGCATTTAAATCGGCAGCAAATGGCACAATACCATTTGCTGCTAATGCCCCAGCGCCGAGTCTATTGCTTACTAGACTGTTGTTAACGTCAAAACCTAATCTTCTGTTGACATATGCACGTACCGCACTTTCTGTTGGAACACTGTCAGTTGCGTTGTCGGTCATTGCCGAGTCTGTTGAGAATTCAGTAACAACCACACCGCGCTTGAAGCCTAAGCCGTCGACATCCGATAGAGCAATACTTGCTGAGAATGTAACAGTGCCAGTACCTTGGTCGACACTAAAGAATCGTCCAACTCTAAAGACACCGTCTTGGTCAGTTGATACGTAGAATACTCTGCCTTTACCACGTTCGTCGACTTCTTTGTCCTGTGTTGGTTCTTGTGCCGGAATACCGTAAATAACATTTGGATAATTTGAAGTATTAAAGCCGCCGGTCCCAACATCTAAGAAATCGTGGCTTGTAACACGGCATGTTGAAATGTTCACAGTTACATTACCGGGTGCACCAGTAGCTAGCCCTGCCTTAATAGTAACAGTATCAGTTCCGATATCAATCGGGGCCGACAGCCCAACGCCGCCAATGCTAGGTTCGTTAATTTCGACACCGGTTGCTTCGATGTCGACAAGTGCGTACTCATTTGTTACCGCAGGCGGCACCTCAAGCCCCCCTTCAACGCCTCTATAATTGTAGACATAATATTGCTTGCCACTCCATGTAAATATTGGAGATTCGACTAGTTCGTCGACAGTCCAGCCAGCTGGCCTATTAGCTTCGGGGGTTCTAGCATTATTGTTTAATCGATAAATTTCATTTAAATCAGTAGTGGGTAGAACAGCAATTAGATCATCACCAATAGTTCCGCCCATTGTGCCTGTGCTATCGACAATATCGCCTTCGCTTGCCTTTGTTTGATCAACAATTAAACGAATATAATCGTATGTTTCGTCAATGCCGGCAAGTACCTGTCCGACAGGCAAATCATTATTAGCAAGATCGTTAGTCCCAAAGTTAATAGTTCTATAAACTGTATTAGGATTCTCGTCAAAGACAAGTGCCGTACTCGGACGTATTGTTAGCGTCTCGTTGTTGGCAATGTCATTGAGAACGTGTACCTGATTTCTTCTATAATCAATGATTGTTCCAACAGGAACACGTTCGGCTAGGCCGTCAATGCTAAACTGTTGATTGCCAGCTGACCGATTTAATTTCCATACTCTGCCATCATATGATGGTGTACGAATATCAATTGCAACAGTACCAGTTATACTAACGGCTGTAACTCCTCCAGCAATATCGATAGCATCTATTGTAATAGTTGCATCATTTGCTGGAGATGTTCCGCCTAGATCGACCCCAGAAATTACAAAAGTATCAGCCACTTCATAACTTGCGCCAATTGAATTAATGTTTGCACCATATCCGTTGTTAACTGTTTTATAAATTGTAAAGATAGCTCCTGCGCCAACGCCCGGGATGCTAGTTGGAGTTATTCCGTAACTAGCACCGCTATTTACATGTGAATATGCTCCTACTCTAATCAAGGTTAGTTCGGCACTCGATGTTTCATAACGACTTAGTAGATTTGCCGTAGGATGGTATACTTCAAATTCTGATCGGTTTGAAGGAATGTCAACGAAATCGTATGCATACAAACTTAATGATGCTTCAAGATTTTCATAACCGTAAACTTCTACTAATGCTGGTATTTGAGATATTGCCGGAATATTATCACTTGTATTAAACGAACCAGTAACATCTTTTAAGAAAATTCTGTTAGCAACTTCGTCGAAAATAACCGTGCCCGTTGCACCTGTTATTGATTGTGTAAGTATATCGCCTGCTGTTACAGTTACATCTGATCCAAAATAAAGTATAATATCAGTTTCAAACGCCTTAGCAGGAATAGTCATGTCTTGCTCAAGTGTAATAGTGTCAGGAATTTCGTTTGGATCAGCGCCTTCGGCAACTAAGCCAAAGTTACCATATGAATTATTACCAGTAAGTGATCTAATCTGTGAACCATTTTTTGCATAGTAGCCGGTATGTGCATAATATGTAAACATCGATGCCATTTCGGAAATAGCACCATTGACACAAACAAGGCCATATCCAAGATCATTAATTTGTGTGAATTCGTCGCCAAGTATGCTTCGGTTACCTGCTGTCTGAAGAGTAATTGTAACAGGATAATCGCCAAGGTCGACTCCGGTCGGCCTTGCACTAGTTACTGATTCGTCCCATCCTGCTCCTTCGTTTGAAGTCTCATCTAGTAAAAGTTCTGCGGTACCTGTGTCGGGATTGTATTGTAAAATATCATTTACTTGGAAACGTCTACCGTCAATATAAAACGGACAAGGTGTTTGTGGCTTACGAATAAATAATCCTTCAGGATTAAGTTGTGAACCAAAACTTGATACAGAAATTTTAAACGGATCAGTATCAATAATATTGTTAACTTGTACAATAGTATTTCCAACAAATGCGTCGATATACAATCCGCCTCTGAATGCTGGTTTGTTTTCACTTCTTGATAAGCTGGAGCATGACTGAATAAATGGCGATTTTGTAATAATTTGACCATCAGGGTCAAGTACCCCCATGAATCCGCCATGACCTTCAACTGTAATGTTTCTTAAAACTGTACCGTCGTTAAGTAAGAAAACATCTAAGTCTCGGTTGTTTTTCGGAGGGTTATAATTTATATTATACGCATATGTAACAACGCCCATTAAGTCGCCAAATGTTATTTCTGGGCTATTAATTACAGTCCAGTAATCGGCAATTTGACTACCGCTTATGAAACTCGGCCCAAAGCTAGTATAGTTTGATGTACATTGATAATAAATTCCGTCGTTAACAACTCTGTCCCCAACAAAATAATTTGTATCAATTTGCCATGCTACAGGATCAGCAGATCCGTTGCCAATAAAGGCAGTAGTAGTATAGCTTGGGAATGTAATAGTTGTAGGCAAATTGCCGGCAAACAACGCTGATATTAAATCTGTTGTAATGTAATTAAGTGTCACAACAGTTTCGGTGCCGTCTAGACTGCCGATTTGGTCTGCTATTTTAAAATATTTACCCTGTGTACCGAGTGAAAATTGTACGCCACCTTCGACAAAATCTTCAATAAGTGCATCAATTATTTTGCCAATATCGGTGTAATATGTTATCCTACTGTAAGGTGCTCCGAGAATTCCAGGATTGTCAGTTTCAAACTTAGCAATAAATTGTTCTTGGATAAACTTTTTGTTGTCTGCTAGAATTTGTGCAGCAACAGTCCAATTGCCTACATTATTAACAGAACCCCCAGGGATGACATTTCTTGCTTTTTCAGGATCTACAAGATAATGTCTGCCAAGATAGCCATCAACTTCTTGAGTTAGTGGATTAGTATAGGCAACACCGGCGGGCACTTCAGCAACTTCGTAAACAACAGTCGGCCCGCCGTGCCCGCCAATTGCACTGTCAGGAATGGTAATCTTGTCACCGACACGATAGTTTGCGCCGCCAGCCAATATAATTTCACTGCCAAGTGTACCATCTGGATTAAGAGAAATACGGAATTCTGCGCCTGAACCGAATCCGTTGGTAGTAAAGTCACTATCGGTTACGTCATATTCTTCAAGTACTGTAACAGCCGCAGCACGATTTCCGTCAACTCCATCGCCTGAAATAGGGCTTAAATCGGTAACGTTTGATGGCCCGAGTACTAACCCATCAAACTCATTATCTCTATAGAAATATAAGTCTGAATGACGTGATTGTGAATTTCTGTCTTTCGGACGAACTTTTACACGTCTAAATTCGTCGCCCTTTATTGAAACATTGTTAGGTACACGGATCGGAAGATCTTCCTCATAGATCCCTGATTCGACTAATACAGTAATATTGATTTCTTCGGCTAAATTACCGTACTCAAGCGTTTCGCCAGGAATAAATTCAATCGGTTCGACTAGTTGCACTTCAATAGCGTCAACAGGATCACCGGAGATGATCGAGTCGTCTCTTGTATAAGCAATAATTCTGCCCAATGCACCGCTTGATTTGCCGCGTACCAGCTTACCAGCAATAATGTCTCTATTATTTACTACGGATTGGTCAATACCTTGCCCGTCATTGTTAACATTAATCTTGTATGTTGACGCACTGTCAACAGCTGAAGGAGCATTTAATGCACCATTGTTAATAATACTAATAATATCATTAAATCTATCTTCAATAGTATTGTCGGCTTCGGCGTCAGGAGTTAATGCTACGTCGATATACTGTGCAATTTTATTCTGACGTGATCCTGCAAATGCAGTATTGGTCAGGATCTCGTTTACAATAAGATTTCTAGCAAATGTGATACCTGCAATAGTTTCAGTTAGTTGTTCGTTAATTGCTTTTTTTGAGCTTGCACTTGCATAGTATCTAATACCTGCATAGCGTGATAGAAAGTTTGCATTATTACCAGTTAGCGCATCTAACGAAGTTGATTCGGCTAGTAAGATAACGTCTCTACGGCATAATTCTTGATTATAACTCAGACTAGGATAAGTTTCATTAATATATTCTATTGTTTCTTCGGCAATAAATTCCAAGTTTTGAACAATCAATTCTCTGGCATCAGATCTGTCTACAATAGGATTAGTGACACCTGCTGTAATAACAGGTGCTTCTACTGCGCCGTTTCCGTATGTAATAGTTTGCGCATACAGGCCGAGTTCTAGTTTTGAAGTTAAGAGAATTTCTTCAGCTGCTGTACATGCCGCATTAATTGTTCTAAATGCCGACGAAGGGCTCCGGCCTTCTCTTCCTGGAGGAGTACCTGTTTGATCATCATCGCCTGCTGTTGAAACAAAAAGGTTAACTGTGCTAAATGATGCTAAGTTGTCGACATATAGTTTTGTAGCAGCTTGTAAATCTTCTCGTGTACTGCTCTGACTTGTGCCAGCTAGGTCACCTGGATGGTCGAATAAGTAAAGCGGCCCCTCCATAATATCGCCTTGTCGACGTACAACAGATTTTCTAGGTAGCGCAACATTGTCTAACCAGTTGCCTTCTAATGACACATCGTATGCTGCGTCCGTGAGTGTGAATGTACCGGAACCACCTGAAATAATTAATCTGTTATTGTCATTAATTGCACCATCTTCTGAGGTGTGTAATGAAATAGTGTTAACATCACGTATTCTGATAAAATATTTGGCGCCTGATTCCAATGCAAGCGGATCAGGATCAGTGCCATCTGAATTAAACACAAACTGCGCGCCAGTGCTGGACTGTGTGAGCCCGTGTCCTGTAATAGTAAAGTTACCCAAGTCGGACCCTGTACCTGATGTAAGCCCTTCTACAGTAAGTGTGTACTGGTCTACAGTTTCGGGTTCGTCTGGCAGTCTAACACCGTCTCCTGGAATTGACTTTTGTTGATAGTTTTGATCCGCAAATCCTTTGTCAATAACAATGTCATCAAGAGTTAAGCTAAGTCCGTGTACAGAATTGAATACACTTAATCCAGCTGCGGTTGTGTTAATATTTGCAAATGTTTGCCCGACTGCATTCAGCGGCCCGCCAAGTGCCGGCACTGGATCGTTTTCTAATCTAGTTGAAATACTTCTAACAATTAATTTACCAGTTTCGGAAAAATCGAATCCAACTGTATCATTTGATCCGTCTAACGCATTATCGCTAGCAAGCTCAAGTAAATCGACTCCAGTGCCGTCGGTACGTGAAACAGCTACCTTGTTCTCATTGCCTGTGTAGGTGTCTGGGGTGTCACCTAGGTCTATAAACCCAATCTGTCCGCCTATGCCAAATACAGCATATAATTCATTGAAATTTTCATTTACCTTCTTAAAGCTTTCACGAATACTATCACCAGTACCGTCGTTACCTTCAATGCCGATATCGATTATTTGTCTTGCCATTATTATTCCTTAAAATAAATCTATGTTAAAGTTTACACTTACTCCGCATCCGCAACTTGATTGCGCATTTGGATTGCGTATTTCAAAATTTGAGCCAACTAAACTTTTAACATAGTCAACTTCTGTTCCAACTAAGAACATCACACTTGCTGCTCCAATTACAAAATTTGCATCTTCGTTAGCAATTACCACTTCGTCGTCTGCTTTTGCGTCTTCAGCGGATTTGACTATGCCCCAATCATATTCAAATCCTGCGCAGCCGCCGCCTTTGAGATTGAGGCTAATTCCCCATACATTGTTCTCTTCGCAAAGAGAAGCAATTTGTGCTTTTGCTGCATCAGTAAGTGTGCAAATGTTCATTAATAGTTCCTTTCTAATATTTATCGTGTGTTTTTATAATCTTAATGTAAATATACTTATGTTCATTAAAGAAACTAAGAAAAAAACTAGACATCAGCGCCGCAGCAAATTAGGCCACGAACATGAATATTTTCGTGAGAAAACTTATGCGATTTTTAAATGTGATAATTGCGACGATGAGTTTTCACGAGAACGCGGAAAAATGGATCCAAAACGTTTGAGTAACAATTATTTTCATGTATGTAAGAATTGCGATGCAAAGCGGTTTGCACAAAAGAAAGGAATTGAACGTAAACAGGTATGGAATCTTTCCGCGAGCTCAGACCTGCCTATAGGTAAACTTTAATTAATTTTCTGGCATTAAAAATGTCCATGCCCCATATGCGATTGCTGCATACGCTACATAGACTGCTAACGGTTGGAATACAAGATAAACAACACCGGCAGCAATTAGCATTGTACCGTTCCATGTTGATCTCTCTGCCCAGCGAGCCATTAGCCATTCCCAAATCATTGTAAACATAGCTTTTCTCCTTCGGCAACTATTTAGTGGTAAACCGGGGAGAAATTATGTACTTACTTTACGTTTTTGAGTGCGTTGGCTAGGTTCGTTGTAGCAGTTTCGTTTCTGTTAACTTTTCGTTCTAGCACGTTAATAGCCGCGCGTTGTTTACGTATTTGATCTTCTAAACTGCGCACATAGGTCTGTGTAGGAATTTCCTGTGTGCTGCCATCTTCAGCAACAATCTTGTAGCTATCAACACCTTGTGCTTTTAAGCCACCAGTAACACGATTTGGATTCTTTTCAGACGATGCAACAGGGCTCTGACCACTGCCATACATTTTGTTTAAATAACTCATACAGTATTTATTGTTGCATGAGAAATAGTGTGTAAAATTTAGGATCAAAGTAGAAGGTTTCGTTATGGTCTCTGCCAGGACCTTCAACGGTGCATTTTACGATTGTAGCTTTACGGAGAAATAGCCATTTATTACTCTCCCAGCATCGAGCAGTAATCTTAAAGCATCTACGTTCTACTGAACTTACTGTTTTAAACATGATCATGTAGTCTCCGATGGTTTTAGCCTCAGGAGCATAACTTTCTTCGTTGGTCATCTCTGCTAGCTCTCTTACTTTAAACCACTAATTGTCAATACCAATGATCCGTTACCCACTGATCTGGACAATGATGCGGACTAGGATCACCATGAAATACTGCAATTGCAGTATCTAACTTGATTTCAGGTTCGCCTGCTGTAACAAATGTACGTTGTCCTTTTGGCGCTTTCGTTAATTGCGGATTGCCACGCATCTCCCATTTGTAACTTTGTATCCAGTCATCTGGCCAGAATTCAAAACCGTTTTTAATGCAGGCACAAATCCAATCTTGGTCGCCCCAAAAGCGTGGTATCACACGCTTTGGATTAGCAATGAAATCTTCGTAGACTCTTTTGTGTTGTCCAGTTTCCAGCCGAAACACACTGCTGTTAAATTTTTGATAATTTTTAATCAGGCGCCGATTAAAATCACGTATGATTAAAAACTGGCCGGCCCTGTGTGTAAACAAATGGTCAATATTTCTAAATATAACCATGTCCAGATCTAAAAATAACAGAGTGCCCTTTAACGGCAAGTTTTGATCAAAGAAATAAGGCTTATACCACCATCCTTGTATATCTGAACGAGCCGCAAGCGGCATAATTTTGATCTCAGGATCAATGCCGCTTGCATCTTCGGTAAAGCATACAAACTCGTGTTCAAGAGTAAGATTCCGTGACACCATGCTATATAGTTTGTTTACATATTCTGCACTATACTTGTTGCCATATTTTAAACAAATTACATAACGTTTAGGATTAAGGCGTTCGGATGCCTTGCGCATCCGTTTCTGATGCTTGGTTTCTGTCATTAGCTAAACAGATCTTCGTTCCATTCGCGATGGCCTTCGCGATATGCCATATTGCTGCGAGTCTCGCGTACTTCAACACGGAAACACCACAGACGATCAGCTTCGGCACTGCCCCACATATCTGGAATGTACACACCGTTGACATATTTATAAAGTTGGTCAGCTAATCCTTCGCATCCTAGCTTAGGCAATATTGTAAGCTTTGCCATTTTACATTGTTCTAGCTGCTTGAACATCTTAATTTCAGGATCGTCCTCTGCAACTAATAATGTATGATCGAATTGATTTTTAAGCTCTGCCTTTAGTTCTTTTAGGCCGCCGTAGTCAGCAACCCAATTGCGTACATCGAGATTATTTGTGCCAAAGTAAAATTTCATGCTAAATGCATATCCATGAATTGTATTGCAATGACTGTCTGCACGCCACTGTCTATACGCGCACGGAAATTCGTCAATGTACTCTTTTGTACTGACATATTTGTAAATGATTGGTTGTACCATAAATAACTCCTAAAAATACAAGTGCGCGGAATATTTAGAGAGGGAACGAACACCAGACCTCTTACTAATATATTATAACAAACTGCACCTGTTGTCAAGAGTTTTTCTTTTTTAGCATTATTATAATATTTATTATCCCTTGTGCCTGATAATATGTATCAAGATACCTGAAGGATAATAGTATCGGAATTAAGACGTCCGTTGAGTTTTGTGTCTGTAGTAGTAAGTTCCTCTAGGAACTTACGCAATTTAACCTTACCTGCCTTCTTAAACTCTTTGAGAGTGTCGTCTGGCTTGCGCAAGGTTTTCTGTACACTTAGAGTTTCGTCAAACCCTACAATTGTAGTGCCTTTTATGCTCATAGTTTTTGCATGTTCGTCTGCGATGTATTTGCCAAGCTTTCTAGTCTTAACATTAAACACCCAAATTTCCTCGCTGTCGAGCATGTTAATTGGATTAACGCTTGCTAGTTTATACTTGTCGTCAGTCTCTTTGTATTGGACCTTGGCAATTAGTTTTTCTTTGCTAGGTGCCTTTTTAACGCGCGGCTTACGGGTAGCTTTGGCAGCGTCAATAACCATGTCACACGCTGCCATTAGTGTTTCAAGGGCATCGAGCCATTTTGTAGCATCTGCTTTGCGCAAGTGTGCATAGCCTTCGCGTAGCTGTTGTGCATACTCGGCCTTTTTGCCCTTCATCTTTTTGATCTGAGCAGGAGTAGGCAGGTTGACAACAGCCTGCGCCTCAGTAAGTTGTCCTTCGTACTGCTTCTTAATTTTACGAGCATGAGCTTGTGTTACTTTGTTGAGTGTGAAATGTCCTGTAAAGTCAAAGCTTTTGGCATTGAACTTTTTTGGATCAGTTATAAACTCGTCAAACCATGCTTCAATGTCTTCACAAGCTTCGTTTGCTTGCTCTGCAATGCGTTCTTGAATGCTCGGTTTGTAAGCAACCTTTGTGCTTTTTTCTTCGGCTTTCTTTTCAACAATGATTGCCTTGCCTTCTTCTACTAACATAGTAAGGCGGTTGTCAAAGCCAACGCTCATCTCAGTAGGAATCAAATGTTCAGCAACCTCGCGCAGTTTTGCAACAGTAGCCCAATGCGACCCGAAACCAATTTTCCAATCCGGAAGTTTGTTGATTGCAGCGACATCTTTTTTGTCAAGGTTGTTTCGAATGTAGTCCTTCATAGTTGAAAGCCATTCACGGCTTTCAACTTCGTAGTGTACATAATATTTTGCATGATTCCACGAACTTGTTGGAATGGCATTCATGCCAGTAACTCGACGTGTGGCGCGAGCCCCTTTCTTTTTACTGCGGGTCATAGTTGCTTTGCGGGCCATGTGTCAATCCTTTCGTGTTTCGTTGCTCTACTGTATATAGCAAATCAGAAACCATGTCAACCAAATTTGAGCCTATAGAATGTTTCTATTTCAGGATCAAGATAAAAACAGTAAATGATCTCAAAGAGATACTCATCTATAGCTAGCTTTCGACTGTTTGCATCCCAGCGCGAACAGTGTTTATATAAAAAATCTAACCATGGCATTTCTTTGGCATTATTTTCTAAAAAATGAAGGTACATTGTTCCAGACTCAACTGGTCCAAACGGGACCTCTATACAAGTAAGATCATTGTCCAATTTGATCACCCCATTTAAGATAAAAGTATGTTAGCTTTTCTTCTGGTAATTCCCAATAGGTTACGTATATTCGTGAGTAATCTGTTATATTTTTGTAATCATCGATCTTTGGCACCATTGTTGCATGTTTTCGTAGGTATGTAACCCACTCAAACTCGTTCCATCTGCAGAATTCTTTAATGAACGCAGTCTGTTCGCCATACATTTGTACGTCGTGTTCATCTATTCGCAACTGAATTTTGATCATTTTTAATCTGTATATTTACTTCTACAGTAGACTCGAGCAATTCCAGCTTCGTAGACAAAATAATATTTGTCAGTCTTCGATAGGGGTTCCATTTGCTACTAACTCCAGTAAAGTGCGGTATTTGTTATAGGCTTTTTGTAGCCCGGGGTGCAATTCTCTCATCTTACGTTCAAACGCCAGATTCTCTTGCATGTCGCGAGTAAAGCCCTCAAAGTTATGATGTTCTTCAAAATAACCCATT